TCTACGCTGACGTGTGCTCTGCTTGCCGTCTTTGTAAAAATAACGCAGGATAAAATCATAACTGGTGTTTGCTGTAGATGTAGTACCTATGTTACCATCAAATGTAAATGTGCCAAAATCAGCACTTGTGTATGTGGGTGGGAAGAAGAATGCTTTCTGTTCCCAATAGGTAGCACTGTAGGCTTTCCAATAAACATAAACACCTACAATATCTGGATTAGGCTGTTCGCTGTTTAGTGTGTCTAGACATTTTTCCTGTACTTGGAAGTTTAAGATTCTATTAGAACCTGATGTAGCAGCCAAAGCATAGACAATACCAATGTTGTTGCTGCGTGATTGTACCACAGTGTATGGAGGCAATGTCCAACCAGGCTGTATAACTTCTATGCTGTCAGACACGTATTCAGACACACCTGCTGATGCTAATAATGGAAACTTGCTGACTACCTGTGATGTTTCACCTGTAGAATAATTTATTCTAGCAATACATTCATAGGTTTTTTGATTGATAATTTCTGGTATAGCATAAGTGATTTTACGACCAGCACCTGGCTTGTCAGTGATCCTTACTTTTCTATAACCATTGTCTGCTGATGCCTTGTACCAAATATCCACAGAATCATACATGGCATTATCTGGCTGTAGGAATTCGATGTTGGCAGTCAATTGATTGCCTGACACCACAGAATATTTTACATAGGTCACAGAAATAGTGTCTGTGAGCAACAAAGGTTTTTCTACAGGAGGTGTAGTGATTGGTGTGGTGTTTACAGTACCACCATTGCCACCTACACCACCGCCTGCTGATGTGTTAGGATTTGATTGATTGTAGCCAGGAACATATGTTGGAGGTACTAGTCCAATGGGCACTGAATTTAGGCTGCTTGGATAATAGATAGTAGCACCTTTGGGCACAAACACTGGTAGCACAAGATCTTCTTCACCTACACGAGTATGAGGATAGATGTCATCAGGATTGCGTACACATGATAACTGTACAGTCTGATCATCATTGAGTTTAAATGAAACAATACGCCATGGATCTGTGCCAAAATCTAGGATATTGCTCTGTATGCGTATGCTGTCACCAGGTTCTAGTTCTAGTGCTTGGCTGCTGACAGTTAATGTACATGATTCCTGACGACGTGATTTATTGAATAACATTCTGGCCATGTCTTTGGCAATAGCATAATTTGTGATCGTACCAAATGTGGCTTCTAATTTGTTTTCACGTCCGCCATCTAGTACCACATAGGTCTGACGTTCAGATTCTGTTTCAGGATAGATAACCTGTTGTGTGGAATATTTGTTGTCTGGATCTACATAGGTAACAGCCACACTGCTGTATTTGCTGCCTTTGTCTATGCCAGTAAATTGTACATCACCTTGGATGTTGTCCTGGTCAAAGGTAGCCACGATAGTAGCCACACCACTTAGGATATCGTCTGGATCACCAGCATCTTCAATCTTAAGTTTGTATTTGCCCTGTACATAAGGCATATAAGCACGGAAGCCCTGTAACAGCAATTTGGTATTTTGTAGCAGTGTCTGTGCTGTGTCTAATACATAATTACAGGTCAATATAGGACCTTTGATATCACCAGTGTAAGTGACTTCTTGGTTACATTTTACAGCGGCTTTCTTCCATGTGGTCCAATCAATGTCCGCATTGACTAATCCCTTACCATATCTAGGATTGCGTAGATAATCCAATAATATTTCTGCTGGATTTGTTGAATAACGTTCTGCGTAGCCCGCACCTTCATAAGAAGTGGTGCTGGGATCTGCTACTACTAGACTAGAGACCTTGCGACCCAGCATCACTGCCTGTACTTCTGGAATACCACCAGAAAATGGATTGCTATCTGAGTCTGCCTGCGTTTCTATCTTTTTCCAATAGAATCTAGCAAACAACACTGCCAGTCCATTGTAATACATTGAAGGTTTCCAACTAGGTGCGTCCTTCATTAATGTTCTGTCAGGTACCACAGAACTTACGCTAGGATCACTATAGTAAACACCTGGAAAAAACTGTAACTGTACACGATCTTTATATTTGCCTTCACCTACTTGTACTACATTGCCTTCACCGGCCATAAGGTTGGTTATGGTAGCATTGTCTATCTGATAATCATCGATGTATAATTCTCTAAGACCTTCTACTAGCCCTTCAGAAAACACATAGGCCACCCAAAGGTATTGATTGTTGGTACTGCCTGTTTCTGCGTAGGTTACTATACCACCTACTTTACGCATACCATAGATCACAGGCACATTGACATTCGATCCATTGCGTTGTATCAGTACACCATCTTGCCGTTGTGCTTCCTGTCCAGCATTGGGCATGTCCATCGGACCCATAAAAGGTTGAGTAAGGAAATTTAAAACAGATCCTACGACCCCAACGACCGCTTTGACAACACCAACGACCGCTTTGACAACACCACTTATGGCATTGCCAATGGCCTTAAAGACCTTACTCATTGATCAACTCCTTGCTCATCATTACCAATGGTTTGAAACCAAAATTTTCATACAATGCTTGTGTACGTTCTGGATTTATACCGATATCGCCCCCGGTTATTTCGTCTGCGTCTATGGTCTTAGCCCATTCTGTGAATTTGTCTAATAGACCTTTAAATCTTTCCATGTTTCTATGACTTTTTAACACATAGATGAATGCTATGTTAGCACTCAGTTTCTTTTTGTTCCAAGGGCAAGCAGAAGCATAACCTGCTACGAATCCAACGGGTCTATTGCCTTCATACATATTGAACCAACAGTATTCATAATTGCTGGCATATAATCTTATGGTTTCTAACACAGAATTTTCATCATATTCTTCTGCGATTTTTGGCAGGCTTTCAATGGCTTCATCACGATAGTAACCAAACAATATCATGGTCTGATCAAATTCCTGCGGTAACATCTTTCTTACGATCATATTCTGCCCCATTTGAACTCTGTCTGTCCTACAAAGCCTGTTTTTTCCATTGTGGTATCAATTTCTTGACCCTGATAGAACCAATTTGACCAATTGTTGGTCTTGCGGCCTGCTGTGCGTTCAAAGTCAGCAAATAGACTAGAACAGTCTATGTTTAATTGGCAGGACTTGGCACTTTCGTTGACAGCGATATTATAGATCTGTCCATCAAACATCAGGATAGGGGTTTGTACTATCTCTAATGTTTGGGCACTGAGGAATGCTTTATAAACAACCACACGTTTGCCTTCTGTGCCTTGTCCTATGAACTTGTTTACAAAATTATTGCCTATGGCTGAAAGATATATGGTAAATTTGCCTACCTTGACATCAAAGTCTTCTGAAATGCCGGAGAATCCCATAAAGTCACCTTGTGCTGTGTAGACATTGCTGCCTGAGTCTGGTGCTGTTGTGGAATCATAACTGATTGAAGCACCACCAGTACAGAGATAGAGATCATTGGCACCGCCTAGATGTATTTCTACTAGATCTACGCAGAAATTATGGTCTCTGTAAAATTCATCTCTTAGGTCTTGATGATATGTCTTCATTACCAGTTTTCTCTCATTCCAACTTTGAGTTGTGTTAGGCCACCATAGCCCACTGACCATTCTTGTACATCTTCACTGAGGATGGCTGTGAATGGCACAGCAGTTATTACCATAGTGGTAGTACCGTTTACGACGGTATTGGTCAATGAACCTGAAAAATAAAGTGTAGCATTGCCACTGCCATCGCTGGTACATGGACTTACACACATATAGACTTTTGAGTGATTTGAAAATTTAAAGAAATCACCCGCGGCTAGTACTGATTTGTTAGCACCACAGCCTGTTAATTGTACCACCTTAGCACCTACGGTGTTGGTAGCACCTATGCCTGAATTCGTAGCACCTACCGTACAGGTATTGGCAGTCTGGTTGGTTAGTTTTGTATATGAAATCTTTGGTATTATAATTTCGAATGATAATTGAGGACCAAATGTCTGTGCTAGGTAGCCTGTGACCGTGCCTGCTTCTAATGGTGTTAGAGTTGAATAACTGGCTTCCCAGGTGTAGTAACTTACACCATAACCAGTCCTACGCACTTTGCCTGAATTGGTTTCTGTAACCTGACTAGGTGTTATTAATTTAAAATTTACTGCTTCAAATTCCGGTGATGTAGGATATTGTGTTGCTAGATCAGCCATTATACCATGCTCCTTTGTCCACGCTCAAGCATGGCGTCTGAAATAATCTGTTTGATCACAGTCTGTCTTGATGTCAACAATTCGTCAAATCCTGTGGTGTCATTGGCAACGATAGTAAAGTTAACATTTACTGCTCCTCCACCTCCTAGGTCGCCATTTCTAGTTATCGATCCTGTGGTGTTAGGTGTAAACATTTCTGGACCATTCTCACCAACGATATAAGATTGACCACCCATAACAGGACCACCTAATTGACGTCCTGAGTATTGTTGTGAACGGATCTGTGCTACCTGTGCCATACCCATGGCTACCACAGCCGCAGCAGCAATAAAGTTGAATGGCGGTGGATATGTGGCCAATGCTTTGGTAGCACCCATATAGGTGTTCATGATAGCATTGGCGATGTTGAATGCCTGTGCGGCTTTGAATGCGTCTTTGTTGTACTTGCCTAGAGCAGTGAACATGTTTGCTGATTGTTCAATACCAAATTGTACTTTTTCTTGTGTTGACTTCATTTCAAAAGCAGCGGCTTCAGCAGCCATTTGCTTTTGTGTTTCAAAACCAAACTGTGATCCAGTGGTTTCTTGTATTCTTAACAGTTTAGCATTTTCAAACTGTTTCTTCCTAGCATCATAGATCTGTTGCTGTGCTAATACGTTAGCATTGATTAGTGCCTGTTGATATTGCTGTTCATTAATTAAATCTAAGTTTCTTAATTCTTGTAGACCATTGTTTAAAGTCTGTCTGGCAGTTAATGCTGCCTGTTCAGGCAACAATTGACCTAATTGACTACCAGCAGCAGCACCAGCAGCAGCACCACCTAATGGTGTGTTTACTGCTTCAACAGCAGATTTCATTTGTCTTAGATATTCTAATCGTTTTTTAGCATTTTCTGTATTAATAATCTGATTAATGGTTTCTTCACTGAGTAATTCATTGTATTCTGTCTGTAAACGACCCATCATTACAATGATTTCAATGTCTTTTGATGAAATTTTATTAATATTTTTTTTATAATTCATTTCATCAAGTTTGGCCATGTTAAACTCTTTTTGTGTCTGTAGAGTTTTTAGACTGATAACTTGATTTTCTACAGCAGCCAATA